ATAAATATTACTCATAATATCTCCTTAGTAAAGCTGTAACAACTTATTTTCTACTTGAGTAAAATCCTCTAAAAATCCCCTCATATTATAAGCTTTAAAAAATTGATATATGTTAGAAGGTGGTGGAAAATTACAATTATCATACGCATCTAATATTCTGTTTGATATTGTACGTGGAATTTTATTAAAATCTATAAGTATTCGATTTCTCTTAAAATTATTCTCTAAATTTACTTCACCATATAATTTATTTTTATATGGTGTTTTTATCCATTCTTTAACACCAACTCCATTAAGAACTTTATTAAATGCTACTGGTCCAAATCCTGGTTTCCTTTTACCTTCTGTCTTTTCTGTTTTACCCCAATCATCAGGCGTAATAATATTAAATATGTCATCTTTCTTTTGACCTATCATTATTTTTTCTAATACAAAATTTTCTGGGTTGATATAAGGTAAGTATTCTTTCTTTGAAGGGTGGTATATTCTTACTCTTTTAGAATTGAGTTGTTTATAATCTTCATCATTTGATATAATAACACACTTGTTATTAACATGTTTGCATAACACAGCAATAACATCATCAGCCTCAGCAGACATGACTTTTACTACTTTGAAAGGCATATAATGTTTCATATCAGCAACTAATTTATTGATTTCATTATATAACGCGTGCCAGTCAACATCTGTTTTATCTCGCTGTTTTTTTCTTGATTCTTTGTAACGTGGGAAATATGATTTGCGCCATGAATTTTTGTCATCAACAGCTAAAATTACCTCTTTAACTTTTTTAACCTTCCATAACGATTGATATATTGAGTTATACACATGGTATCTCCATAGCATATAATCTGGATTTGTTGTGTTCGCACCAATATCTTTTATAAAAAAATTTCTAAATAGTAAGTTATTGAAATCAAACAACATCGTAACATTTTTATTCATTAATACAGTCTCCAATTTTAACTTTAATTTTAACTTTATTTCAATATTATACTATAAATTTGGTAAGTTGTAAATATTTTATTATTTCTTTATTATTTTTTTAATATCAAAGTCTGGGTTTTCCATAACCAAACCACCAAAAATAAATTTATCTATGTTGTATGATTCTACATAAAATTTGCGTTTTAGTAAGGTTACTTGTACTTTAGTACCAACAATCTTAATAACCTCACACCATTTTCCTGCTAAATTATAATTATTATTTTTAACATTGTCGATAAGCACTACAAGCACTAAACTTCCAACTTCTATTTCTACTGGTATGTGAATGTGCATTATACTACTAATGGTCTCCCATAACCTGGTCCATTCATTTTATTTTTCTAACATAACCATCTTCTTGATTTTCAATCCAAAATGGTCTATTATATTTTGTATTTTTCATATATGCCTGTGCTGATGTTCCTGACTTAAATCTAAGTCTTTGTCTACCGCTATTCATATTTTGAAAAAACTCATTTTTAGTTACCTTAAATAATGGTAAACCATTTCTTTCTCCATCTGCAAATACATCTGGTACATCAGTTTTTACTTTACCATCAGGTGGTACTACCGTTGCATTATCTCTTGCTATTTTTGCTTCTGATGAGTTGTAATAATCACCTGCTAATTCTCCCATACTAATCCTCCTTATCTTGTACAGTTTCAAGAAGTAAATTTAACTCCTCTTTTGAAACTTCTTCTTTTTTTAAAAGCTTCTTAACTATTTTAACAGCTTTTCTAACTAATCCGCCTTTTTCTTTTTTATCTTCCTTATCTTTTTCCTTATCTGGTAATATTCTAATTTCATGTATACTGCTTCCACCTTTTAATACATCTTTAATACGTTTATAATCTAACCTCATTTCTGTTGGTAAATTTAGATAGTAACCCATCAATAATGATTTTGTTCCTTTTCCCTTTAATTTATCTATCAATTCATTAAACAATTCATTATTTGGTACTACTTTATCTGGATAAAGAAACTTATCAAATAAAAATGAAGCTACTATATCAGCAAATTCATTGGGTGTCAAGTTTAATCTCATTTATTTAATCCTTTTATATCTTCTGGTGTTATTATATCAAAAAAATCTCTAAAATCATAAAACGTTATACTCTCTAAGTCTTTCCAATTCATTCTTATAGAACTAAGATTCTTTGATTTAGATTTTAATAAATAATCTACTGTACTATTTATACCAACTATTGGGTTTTTCATTTTTTTCTTATAAACTAACATTGGATATTTATTTGCTTTTTTAGCATCATTCAAGCATTGAATCCAAAAATCTTTTATATTAAAGTTTTTGATATTTTTAAAATGCTGCCAGAAACTTGTCTTTGGGTAACCAGTTTTTGCTTCCACACTAAACGGCCACCATTCTGAATCTGGTGATATTGACCTTATATCACCTGATAAATCTTTATTCAATTCATTTATTGTTGCTAATCCACCTGACAACGGTTGTCGCCAAAATAGATACGGCTTTTCTGTTTTCTGTATCCACTTAGAAAGGTATTTACAAATATCTCTTTCCCAAGCAGAACCTTTACCTTTTGCTCCCACAGTTTAATACTCCTTTTTGTTATATTTTGTATTTATTTATAACAAAAAGAGTAATTGTAATTTTAAATTTTTAATCCTCTATATTTTATTTGTTCACTTTCTGTTAAAGGCCATTTACTATGTTTTTCTAAATTTAATAAACTTGGTAATATCTGTAAATTGTCTGGATGATGTAAACCACCTTTGCTTAATGGTTGAATATGGTCTACATGAAAATCAATACCATTATGATTTAGTAAATCACGTATTTTATATAATCTATTAACTCTATCCCGTTCTTCCTTTGTTAAATCTGGTATTTGATTTGGTTTTAAATCTTTTGTTATAATATCATACATAGCTTTTCGTTCTGGGTTATCTGTTTTCCATTGTTTGCTTCTTCTATTAATAATCTTTTTATTATCAATATACCATTGTTTAGTATATTTTTTAATTTTTTCTATGTTATCTTTACGATATTGAATACGATATTCCTTTATCTTTTCTGGGTTATCTGTTTTCCATTGTTTGCTTCTTCTATTAATAATCTTTTTATTATCTTCATAATACAGTTTATTTCTTTTAGTAATTTTATCTTTATTATCTATGTAATATTGCTTTATACATTCTTTACAAACTGTTTTATTTTCATAAAAACTATCTAATGTTTTTTCTTTTTCACATTTTGTGCATGTTTTCATTTTTTCCCTTTCAAAATAAAACCCAGTACAATCCGGTTTTGTACTGGGTTTTTTCTATCACTAATTCTATACATTTATTATATCTCTAATAATTCTATCTATAATTTTCTATTATCTAATATTTATATCAGGAATTAAAGCATTTATAGGTATTAGAGTCCCGCCTGTTGTACCGACCTCTAATTTTTTTGCTATACCTTACATATCATCTAGTTCTTTAAGCAATTCCTCATCAGCTAAATCCCCATCACCATCTGGTTCTGGTTCTGAGTCTTTTGATTCTGGTTCTGAGTCTTTTGGTTCAGAATCTTTATCCCATATAGAATCATCTATATCACCATCAGATTTATCAGTAGCTTTTTCAGCAACTGCTTTAGCTCCACTTGCTCTTTCTATTTCATCAGCTACAAGTTCATAAAGCATTTCTGCTTTAAGCCATTTTTCAATTGTGTCACCAGGAACCTCAAGACCTTTAATATATTCAGCCAAGTCAGTAGTGGTTTTCATAATTTCATCAATTTCTTTATCTGTTCCAATAGCTTGTGATGCTCTTGCAAATGTTGAAGAACTATAATCAGGCCAAACTTTACCATTCGTATCCTTTTTAGTAGCTAATACTTTAAGAATAAAATCGTGTCCGTCTTCACCTGGGTCAAAAATCTTATAACCGTAACCATTTTTGGTATCGGTTACTTCTTCTTTCAATTTCATTTCCACTTTTTGAGGAAATTCATAAAGTTTTACAGATTTTGCAACTCTATCTTCCTTATCAACATCAGCATCTCGTGGGTCAGTATTAATGAAAAAATTACCAACGAACTTATCTTTTCTCTTATAGTTACCAGCAATTTTTTTATCCGCGGCTGTACCTTGATATAACTTTGATGTTGCTGAACAAAAAGGACAATAATTATCGAAATTGAAAGTCTTTGGGCAAAGTGAAAAAGCCCATTTCTCACCACATAAAAACATATGATAAGAATACTTTTCGTAAAATTTACCATTTCCATCAGATATAAATCTTCCTTCATATACCTTTGCTCTGTCAACCGTTCCCTTTTCAGGGGTCTTCCATACTAAATCACTTCTTCTTAGTCCACCACTTTGTGGTGCATCTGCTTCGTTTTTCTTTTGTTTCTGAAAATCTTGAAACAGGTCTTTATTTATCCATTTACTCATATACCTCTCTCCCTCTATACAAACATCAGTTGTAGCCAATCTCTATTTTTTTATTGTTGTATAGATATTTTATTTTATTTTATTTTTTCTACAACTTATTAAGATAATAACATATCCCAAATAAAATGTAAACGTAAAAAAAGTGACAAATATAAAATACTGTCACTTTTTTTATAAACTATTTATTTATCATCAACAGTCAAAATAAGAACTCGTCTATTTTGATGGTCTGTAGCACCTGGAATTAACAATGTTTCACCAAATCCTTCGGCACCTACAATATTTTTAGCAGGGACACCAGCTTTAACTAAATACATTTCTACAGCATTAGCACGATTTTCTGATAAAACTTGATTATATGAATTAGAACCATGTTTATCAGTATGTCCTTTTAATATCAAAAGTGTATCTGGAGCGTTTTCCATTTCAGTTACAATTTTTTCTAAAGTTATTGCCGCCACTACATCAATATTGAATTTATCAAAATCAAAAAGAACAGTTCCTTTAATTATAGCAACCTTAGCAACCTCAACTACTCTTGCTGCTTCCTCAGCTTTTGCTTCTTCAATAACTACTGCTGGTGCAATTTCTGCAATATCTTTAACATACTCATGTCCAGCACATCCTATTGTTAAAATAAATAAACTAAATAATATACATAGTTTTTTAAACATTTAAATAATTTCCTCCATTTTATTAATACATGGTGAGGAATAAACCTCACCATTATATTTTACTACTTTTGTACTTTTTCACCCTTTAAAGCATACTTATGTTCTTCATCTTCTACATAGATAGCGATAAATCTTTGGAAAGGTTTGTAATTTTTTCCAAAAACACCATATGTATAAGCAAGACCAGCTCCACCAGTTGCTCCGTGGTCTCCATCTTTTCCACCAAGAGATGAAAATGATAAACCAGGACCAAATGACATAGAGTGTTGACTTTGAGTAATATCAAGACCTTCAGCTGTCATAATCAGTGTGTTTGCACCAACTTCAAGAGCAGCAACTCCAGCCTTTCCAAGACACTCAACTGAAATACCTTTAACAGATTTCATAGCTACGGTAATATAAGCACCTTTACGAACTGGCTTAGGAACAGACGCTTTAACTAAAATTTGAATAATTCTTTCCTTAGCTATTGGATGAATCATAGGCTTTTGTCTAGCCATATTACTATCCATCATTGTAACATCAACAACCGCATTACGAACACCACGGTCACCAGCCATACTTCTCAACTGACTTTCAGTAAATACATTACCCCAAGATAGGAGTTCCTTAATTGTTGAAAAGGTATAACCTGGAGTTTCTGAACCTGTGTAATAACTCAATGGAGCTATTGCTGTCATATGACCAGGCGCGAAATCACCTCTTGCTATTGTTGTTGGTGCAAAAATAAGGCTTGATGTAGCATCAGCCTCGGCATCAGCATTAGCATTTGTTTGACCTGAATTATCAATATAATCCATAAACGCATATGATGATGTAGCAGAAAATACTAACATAATAGCCATAACTATCATTAACAATTTTGCTTTCATAATTTTTACTTCTCCTTTATATTTTTTTACTACTCGGTGGGGAATAAACCCCACCGTAAAACTTTTTAAAACTTATTGAACACTACTTGTAACACTCATTGCGGCAGAACTACGAACAATACTTCCACCCATTCCTTTAAATGTAGTAATTTGAGTTGCGCTATGACCAATTGCAGCACCTTGATAATTAGTACCAAGAGCCCCAGCTCCACTATAAAAACCAGTTGCGCTAGCCATGGCTAAACCACCTGCATTACCAACTTGAACTGTTTTAGTTGTTGCTCCACCAGCGGCTTTCCAACCACCTTGTAAACAAGAACCAGCTGTAGCTAAACCATTA